ATGAAAAAGAAATACTAATAAATATTATAGAAGGAATAAGAAGCCTTGAATTGCAAATTATAGAACAACCATTTACACCCGAGGTACAAGCATGAGTACATACCAACCTAGCTATTGTAATACTACGACCGACCTTACATTTATAGAACCATATCTTGGTGAATTTGACCATAAAAAAGTTTTATCTAGTAATTGGGTATCATCTGGTACTTCCCATTTATTTTACTTATATAACACAGGTGATTGTAGTGGACAAGTCTACAAAGATGGTAAAGAATTAACTGTAACATCTAGCCAACCAAGTTCAGATGATCAATATAGATATACAGCTTCAACAGATTTGCTTGAATATTATCTTCAAGGTACAAGTGTAAGCACTTTAAATAGTAGTGTATTTGAAGCATCCAGAGACTGGAGTGACCTAAAGACAGAGGCAGTCAAGCGTGCCAGCGATTTTGTGCGAAGTTACCTCCCATTCCCGATATACCCTAACAAGGGCGTTGGCACTGCGGATGCTGTTGGCAATGATTATCCAGAGATTATTGTAAGGTCAACTGCAATTATGGCTGTAGAAAGTTTAGTGAGACCTCACGACTTTGAAAAAGCAGACCAGATTAAATCTCAAGCTATGAATGATGAAGAAACAGGTTTTCTTGATAGACTTAGAAAAGGTGAAATAACTCTGTACCAACATGAAGATGAGAACAAATACAGAGGCATATTAAGACCTGTATCTGTTAATGGTAGTACTACTGGAGGAATAGTTGATATAAAAGGTAGGTCAACTTACCCTTGGGATGTTATAAAAATTATCATTAGTAGTGGAGGTACGTTTACCGCTGGAACGGCAAATACAACTGTAAAATTCAATACATTTATCGGCAATGAAAACGGACTAAAATTAGAGCAGATGGCAATTGATGAAATTATAGATGGCTATTGGCAATTAATAGGTCATAACATGTATGTAAGGTTCTCGCCAGGAGTTTATACAACTAATGATGAATGGGAGCTTGAAGTATCTGGAGAGATTGACCAAAGACTCTCTGGAATTAAATCAGTAAGAGCAAGTAGATACTAATGCCAGTAGATTTTACAAATGTATTTTACGACAATATTATGGAAAGCTTGGCCACAGTCATTAATGGAGAGTTCAACACGCCAGTGCATTATGATGAGCATAGAGGTAATCAATCATTTTTGCTTACTCCAACCTCAGATGAGTTTGTTACTTTTATGTCAACTGGTCAGCAAAGGGAGTATAATATTGAAATATCATATCAATTAAAGATTGGTGGTCAATATACAAAATTAAATATGAAGCAAGTTGCCCAAATTATGGAAAGATTAAAAAAGCTAATATTTGAAAATAAAATTTATAGTAGTGGCTCAGTATGGTTTGACGCTCACATTACAACAATAGAGTATGCAAGAGATGAAGATGATGATACAATTCTAAAAGGAATAGCTAATTTTAATTGCAATAGCATAGAGGTTATATGATGAAAATAAAAGGTATGGTAAAAAAATTACATAGACTAAACCCGAATGGTGTTTTATGTGATGCAGGTGCGCTTGATAGTCTGAAAGAAGGCCAGGCTGTAAGCGTGTCTGATAAAGAAGGTCAACAACTCATAGATATGGGTTTGGCTAAACAAGTAAAAGAAAAGAAAATAAAGGAGGCCAAGAATGGCTGATACAAGAGTGCTTCCCGTAAGTTCGGTCAAATATGGACTAAAGGCTGAAACATCTTTCGGGGTTGGCTTAGATAGTGATGGTAATGATGGTACTGCATACTTTACGCAACCAGCAGTGCAGGCTCAAAAACCAACATTTAACATAAATAGAGAATCAAGATTGTTAAGCGGCAGAGGAAGTGTTAAAAATGCTGCAGACACAATTACAAACTTAAGAGGCGGTACAGTAACTATGCCATTTGAAATGGTAGCTACACCAAGGACACTGGCTCAACACTTATTATTAGTTGGCCAAGAATCTGGGTATTCAAGCGGTGTGCATGAAACCGAGTTTGATGGTTCTAGTAATTCTGATTCAATAGGTGGTTCAATTTCAAATGGTATGCCACATAGTTGTAATCTAGCTTACTATCCAGCTGCAGGCGAAGGTATTAAGGTTTGTGGAGTAGTAGCCTCAGACCTTTCAATTGCAGGCGATGTAGGTGCAAATAACGGACTTGTAAGTATGTCTGGGAATTACTTTAGTGGCTTTAGTAACCCATTAAGTACATCAACTGCATTAGAACAGACTTTTGATGGCACATGGACAGCTGCAGAAACAACTTATTTTAATATGATGGATGCAGATACAAGAACACTAGATGTAGAAGGTAATACAGCTCAGACATTTATTATGAAATCATTTTCTTTTAATATTGCAAATGGTATTAATAGAGTTGGATTTGATACTAATGGAAATGCTGAAGTATATGTATTCCCTGAATATGCAATTACAGGAAGCTTGATGATTAAGTACGATGATGAATTTGATTATGGTGCTGCAAATAATGTGATTCAAGATTTTCTTGATGGAGACACAATGAGCCTAGCAATTAAGATAGGTGATGGTACAATAAGTTCTGAAGGTGAATTAAATATTTTAGCTGAGATTCAGTACACTGGTGACCCAGCTCAAGATTTAAGTGAAAATGGAGTATTCCATTCATTAGAGTTTGAGTGTGTTCAAAATGGCAGTACCGAAGCACTTAAAATATCAACCTACAAGAATGAGGCACCAGACGCATTTTAATTAGCAAAAGGGAGGAATTATGATAGTTGAAACACCTCATGGGGAGTTTAAAGTAAACGACATAACAAGAAAGCAACGCAGAGAACATTATGGTAAGGTTAAAATGGTTTTTGCGATAAGCGATGAAGATGTCACAAAGATAGACAAGTTGCACGCACTAGCAGATGAGTTTACTTTACTTGCTTTTAGTAGTGAAGAAGAAGCCGAAAAAAAATTAAAAGGCTTAACTGTTGCTCAAGAAGATGAAGTATTGACTGCAATCATAGTTGCGTATATGGGTATGCAAGAGGGAAACGATACTGGCGACTGAGATGCGCAGTCTGGTTTACTCAGCTAGGTTTTCCAGATAATACATATGAATTTCCGTATGAGGCTCGGTCGCCTATCAATGGTAAAAGAATATTATTTAATAATATAGGTGAAGTGGAAAGAGAAATTGGAAATGTATTATTGCAAAAATCAACAAAAAAGTTTGGTATCGGGCAAACCTTATACTATGAGATGCCTTTCTTTACAAATCCAATTTATCATATTAAGCAGTGGTGCTGGGATATGTTAGAGGATTATAAAATTTCAACCACTTACAATGTTCCAATAGGAACTGATTTAGATTCTATCCCAGTATTTAGAACAGATTGTTTTGCTATAATTGATGATGAGATAGCAAGAATAAATAAACACAAGGCTGATCAGAATGGCTAAAAATTTAATATTAAAAGTAAGTGAGAAAGGAGCAAAGAAAACTGCGAATGCCCTAAAAAGCGTAGGTAGTGCAGTAAAAGATGTAGGGGTAAAAGCTGGTATTGCAACTGCAGGTATTGGAGTATTGTCTGCAAAACTAGCAGGAGACTTTCAAAAAAGTCTTTTAGAGGTTAGTACACTTACTGGTGATTTTAGTGATGTAGCATTAAAAAAGATGAGCAGAGAATTAAGGCAAGTCGCTAGTGATTCAGGCCTTGCTCTTGGTTCTATTAGTAAAGCTAAATATGATATTGTCTCTGCTGGTTTTTCTAGTGCTGCAGAGTCAGCTGAAGTTTTAAGAGTATCTGCGCAATTGGCAGTTGGTGGCGTGACAAGTGCGGCAGAAGCAGCGGACTTACTCACTACATCATTAAATGCGATGGGATTAGACTTTACCAGTACTCAAAGAGTAGCTGATGAATTATTTACTACTGTCAGGCTAGGTAAGACCACAATGGGTGAATTATCTGCTACGCTAGGGCAAGTATTACCTTTTGCTAATGCTGCTGGTTTAAGCCTGTCTGGGGTGGGTGCAGCTATGGCTACACTAACAGCATCTGGTATATCAACTGCACAATCCGCTACTGCTTTGAGGTCAGCAATACAATCTCTACAAAGCCCAACTGACCAATCCAAAACTTTAATGAGGGATATGGGGATAGAAGTAAAAAGATTTGATGATGGCAGTATAGATTTAATAAATACTGTAAAGCAGTTTCAAGGCTTAGATGCCGATACCATGAGAAAATTAATTCCTAGAATCGAGGGTATCCTAGCAATTCAAACTATGGCTCAAAACTTTACAACACTAAGCAGTAATGTAGAGCAGTTTGCAACCAATTCAGTAGGGGCATCTACAAAAGCTTTTCAGCAAATGGAATCGGCTTTTAATACGCAGTTTGCTAAATTAAAAAACAATGTTCAAAGCATTATGATTACTATTGGGGATGTAGTTATTGAACAAATACAACCTTTTGTAGAAGATGCAAATGAAGAATTATCAGAACTTGGTAACATAGGTTTTGACCATATGGCAAAAGTAATAGGTGAGAATTTTAGTGTGGTTCTTGAAGCTTTAAATGTCACTATTTCTTTATTTATAGATTCAATTCAAAACAGAGTAACTCTTGCTGGAATGTTTATTAAAAAAGAGTTAGCAAGTTTGCTACCTGATTTTATTAGTGGCTCTGAAGATTTACAAAAAGAATATGATGCTATGTCTGAAAAGATAACTAAAAGAAATGCTGATAATTTTGACATGGTTGCAAATCAATTATTATTTACTTTTGATTTTATAAAAGAAAAAGCAAAAGAATCTTCTGAAAATGAAATAGCAGAGATGGAAAAAACCAATCTTGCCAAAGCAGAATTAAGAACTGCTGATAATGAAAATCTGCAAGAGAATTTACAAATCAAATCTGAAATAGAAAATGCAGATTCAGAAAGAGAAAAAGAATTATTGACTGTTAGAGGGTTAGCTCAAAAGCAATATTTTGATAAAGTTGGAGAACAAGTAAAAGAATTAAAAAATTTAGGAGTAGATGCTACACAAGCAGAAAAACATGGTGCAAAATTAAGAATGCAGTTTATGAGCAAAGAGTTGTCTGCTAAGACAAATCAAGCAGCTGGGTTTTTATCTCTTGCAAAACAAGCATCTGGTGTCAATAAAAACAATGCAAAACTTACGAAAGCACTAGCAAAAGGCGAGGCTACTGTAAGAGCATTTGAAGCTGCAAATAAAACATTCGCAAAATTTGGAGGTTGGCCTACTGGCATAGTTCCTGCAGGTCTTGCTTTGGCTATTGGTATGGGTAATGTTGCCTCAATAGACGCTCAATCTTTTGCTGGTGGGGGTATAGTTCAAGGCATAGATACTGGGCAAGGTGATACAGTACCAACTATGCTTACTCCTGGTGAGTTAATTTTAAATCAGGCTCAACAAGAAAATCTAGCTAGCAGTATGGGTAGTGTTGTAATAAATATTCAAGGTGATTTTTTAGGTAGTGCAGAACAAGCTGACAAACTAGCTAATGTAATTGAAGATAGAGCAAGGTTAGGGTTTAATAGGATTTCTACTGATGCTTAGTTTCCCAACTTCTTTGACAAATGAGATAGCTAGGGATGCAAGTGATTTAAAGTACCTTGTAAAATTAGAAAAAAGATTAATTGCCTCGCCTTACACCACCTCTTTTATTTATTTCAGTAACGATGACTGCACTGTGTACGATGACGATGCTAGTGCAAATGTTGATGTATTAGGTTCTTTACAATCCGATATAAGAATATCAGAAAGAATTGATATTAAAACTCATGTTTCATCTGTTGGTGGCTTTTCAATAAAGTTAGTTGATTTAAACCACGCAAATGTATCTGATATATTTTTAACTCATGATATATTCAATAGGCCAGTAGAAATTTGGTTGTTAGATAAAACAAATAATACTAGCAATGGAAGTTTATTGTATAAAGGCATCTGTGGTGTACCTGTATATAATCAAGATTCAATTAGCTTACCTATAGAAAATAGTACATTTAATGTGAATACAGAATTGGGTCAAGATAAAATTTCTGAAACTGATAAAGTAGTAGGTGATGTTCCTAGCAAATCATTAGGAAAATCAAAGCCTATTGTTTATGGTGACCATGTTACAAATATAAATAATACTACAGTTGCTAATGCAAACTTTAGTCAAAGCACAAATTTAACCCCTTGTATCGATATGGGTGAGCATAGGAGTGGCACTTCAAGTTTTAGTAATTGGTATATTGCTGGTCATGAGTGTAAATCTATTGATGAAATGTGGATAAATGATACTGACATAGGAAGCTTTACACAAATAAAAACCTTTACAACTGTTACAAATGATTCAACTAAAGCTGTTATTCAACACGAAACATTAGGAAATAGATATGCTTATGTCTACCCTAGCAGTACATTTATAGATAATCAATTAAATGGTGCTACAGTTACAAATGCTGATAATGTGCTAGATTTTGATTTAACTACTTTTGCAACTTTATCTGCTCAAGATGTTGAAACTGAAGGTCAAATACAAAGAGCAGAATTAACTGCTCAATTTTCTGATGACACTTTTAGAATATCTGGAGGAGATTTTACCAACTCTAATATTGTACAATCAAAACTTTATGTACGTTTAAATTATTCTCATCAAGGTTCTACGGGAAATGAGGTGGTTCAAATATTTGATATGAATAGTTTTTTTGGTAGCAATGTAGACTTGAGAGGGTTTACTAATGACACTATTTTTAATGAAGTAACACCTACAAACACAAATATCCCTGGCCCTACAGTAAGGTTTAGAGTTCAAAGTGCTTTTGGAGGAGATATTTTTCCAACTAGGGTTTTAAAAATTTATGGTTTGTATTTAAGGGTTGAGTATATACCAATAAGCAGGGGCAATGTTTTTTTTGGTGGCACTGGTAGAAAAGATGATAGTTCAGGAACAGTTACAGGGTCAGCTAATTCTTTAATTGAAAACCCTAGTCATATTGCAGAAGATATTGCAAGAAATTACATGGGGTTATCAACCAGCAATATAAATACATCATCTTTTGATAATGTCAATACAGAACTTACTTCTAATTATAAATTATCTTTTTTTGTAAACTCTCCTATAAATTCTAAAAAATTATTAGAAAAAATAGGGTTTCAAGGTAAAAGTTTTTTTAGGTTTGATAGTCAAAATAAAATAAGTGCTGACACTTTTTTTGCATCTCCAAGTGTAGATATTGACAGTATAACCTTAGACCATATAATTAAAATAGGTTTTTCAAAGATAAGTTTAAAAGACTTAGTGAATAAATTATTTTTAAACTATTTTTTTGACGGAACGGATAATACAAAACAATTAACAAGGTCTTATGATACAGCAAACACAGGAAGCCAAGCTAGGTACAATGTTGTTAATGAAAAAGTAATTAATGCTGATTTTATAAAAACAGATACAACTGCTGGTTTATTAGCTGACCACTGGGTAAAAGATTCATCAGATTCGTTTTGGTCATTACCAAGAAATATTGTTGATGTAGATTTCATTACAAGTAGAAAAAATTTTCTATCATTAGAATTAGCAGATGTAATACAATTTGACCATAATTCATTAGATTCTTATAAAAAAATATATGGTGCTAGTTTTAATGGTAAAAAATTTAAAATAATAAGTATTACAAAAAACTTAAAGAGTGTTAAAGTAAAAGCAATAGAGGTTCCGTAATGGCAAAAGCATTTTATTATGATTCAGGTGGTTTATTAGAGGCAACAGTAAATGATGGAACATTGTCCAGCAATGCTTTTAGCGATGCCGATACAATGACAAACGAAGAAAGGTTAATTGACCAATCTATTGCAACAGCAGTATCTGGGTTTGGAAATACAGATGCTTTTAAAATTACTTTTGCAACTTCAACAGCACTTGATTTTATAGCATTATATTTTAGTGCAGCTGAAACAGACAACCTTAGCTTTCAAAGAGAAGTAGCAACAAATACTTATGCTTCCGTCTCAAACATTTCAACTGACTTTGTAGTTGGTTGGAATATCTCAGAGTTTAGTTCTGCGTCTTCAGAAAATTGGATAGTATCGCCAACAGGAGACATTGCAAATCTTACTGAAATAATTACGGGAAGCAAATTAGAGTTTGAAATAAATCCAGATATTGGCATTTTAGAATCAGATAATTTTGGTGTGGACTTAACAAAAAGTTTAGGGGGTGTGCAATACGCACTTAAAAGACACAACCCTATACAAACTATTACATTAAGCTTTTCAAGCATTTCTAATACATTTAAAACAAGTTTACAGTCAATGCAAGACGATGTTCAAAACTTTAAAAAGTTCATATACAGTGAAAACGGAACCACTGGACCATTTCACTATGTAAGATTAGAAAAGCCAATGCAGTTTAAAGAAGTATCAAGTCAAAGGTTTTCTGTTAATATTTCTTTAATTGAACAATTATCATAATTAAATTTCTACCCTAAAACCAGGGATGAACAGGGCGATTGCTCCGTTGTTCGTCCTTATTCACAACTATAAAGCATCCCTGGTTTCCCTCTATTGTTTTTAGATAAGTCTTAGATAAGACTAAAAAAAATAAAAAAAAGTCTTTTACTTATCAAACAGTATTGCTAATATACATCGTGAATAAAATAAAAATACTAACTAAACACGGAGTTTAAAATGGAAAAACAATATCCTTATCAAATACTACTAGAGGGTGCACCAGTTTGTGATGATTTGCAAGATGATTTCGATTGTTGTCTTGCTGATGGAGAAATGAGTTGGTGGGAAGAAAAAACACCACTTCAGGTCATAAGTGCTTTGCAAGAAATACATGACAGATATGAAGAAGGATCTGGCTGGACTTGGGCAGAAGATGAAAATGCAAAAGAACATCAAAAGCCAATTAAGAAGGTTCTTGCTCATGTTAAGAGAAGATATAAGAAATACTATAAAGGGGGTAAGTAGTGGACAACAAACAAATAGATTTCCTTATTAATATTATTAACGTAGAAAAAGAAAGGCTTTTAGTTCTTAGGGCTGATAATGAATGGTTTTGTAATACTAATGAGGTTAAAAAGATAAATATGAAAATAGATTTATGTAATTCAACTTTATTATCTTTAAAAGGAAGTAAGTAATGAATCCAAAATCAGAATTTTATGCAACTATATCTTGGAATGAATGTATTGAAAATGGTAAGGTAACAGCACCAGCAGGGGAATATACATTCTACAGAGATAGACTTGATTGGTTAGTTGAAAGCATTAAAGAATATTTAGAACAGTGGAAAAACAGGGGTGCTTATTTAGAAACAGCATCAGAAGAGTACGATGACCCTAGTGGCTACCGTACTAGATTTGTAGACCATACTGAATATATTAAATCAAAACTACAAGGAGGTGAGTAATGCCATATCCAATGTTAAATAAGCATAGTGAAAAACAATATATAGAATTAGAAACAAATTTTTTGAATCTTTTTAACTTTGTTCAATCTCTTCTAACTCATACAGAAGGAGAGCATTTAGATTCAGATTCACAAAAGTTAAATCATTTTGGTGCACTTTGTATCCGTGTTCAAGAGGGCGTTGAAAGATTTAGCGATTTTGCCAAGCAGGTTCAGGATGTCATGTTTAAAGGGGACTCCGCAACTACAAATCCTCCTTTACCTGAGCCTGCTGGTAGTATTAAAATTGTATGTAACAAAGAGGAATATGCACTCATAATAGAGGCTTTAGAGCATATGGCGTGTAGTTTTCCAGATGTAAAAATATCAGACCAATTTCAGGCGATTGCAGATGATATTAAAAACCTAAAAAAGGAGTCATAATAATGAGTCAAGAAAAACAAATAAAACACTACCTTGAATCAGGTGGTAAAATATCAGGCATATCAGCTTTGGATAAATTTGGTTGCTATAGATTGTCTGCGGTCATATTTAATCTGAGGGAAAAGGGGCTTGACATTAAAACAAAAATGGTAGCCACAAATAATGGTCAGAAAAAATATGCTGAATATTATTTAGAAAATCCAACTGGCAATAAAGATCAGTACAAACTGGAGTTATTATGAGGTATTACTGGGAGGTATTATTTAGCACTGAGTATTTTCCATATTGGGAATTCACCATGCTTATGATGTTGGCATTGCAGCTTAGTCAATTATGGAGGCTGCACAGAATAGAAAAAAAGGTTGATATACAGAACGAACTATTACATCATATAATTGATGAGGTTGAAGAATGATTAGTGATTGCTGTGATTCAAAAATAATTTATTCAGATATTTGTTCTAATTGTAAAGAGCATTGTGAAGCTCAAAAGGAGGATAAATGATAGTTATGGATATTGCAGAGTGGATAGCAAACTTGTTTATTTTAGGTATTGCTAGCCTACTTTGGATAATAGTTGGTTTCGGTTTGCTTATGTTTTTTTCAATATTAAACAAATTTATAAAGGATATAATACAATGATAAACTTAATGGAAATGATAATAGATTGGCTTGATAATTTTTTGCCATTAATTTTAGCACCAGTTGTTATAGTGCTATTTATTAGAATAATTTATCAAATAATAACATACTAGGAGGTACAATGGCTTTTTTACAACTAAGAAAAAAACATAATTTATCAACAAAAGATAATGACAGAGGTATTGATGTGCAGTTATTAGAGGACCCAAGTGACTGCAACCCTAAAGTCAATAAGTACAAGAAAACTGAATTTGAAGTTAATTGCACAAACATAGGCGGTGACTATACCACAGAGGATTCTGGTTCTTTCATACTATATCACGATAAGCCTTTTAAATTAACTTGTACTGAATACTTAATGAGAAAGTTATATCCTTTTTCTAAGGGTGATTGCATTAAAATAGTTATGTACCAAGACGGAGAAAACATAAACTATCATATTAAACCAAGTAAGATAGAGTGGGACAAAGAGCCTGAAGAGATAAAGACTGTAAATGAATCTAAGTATGGATATGATTCTGTAAAAGAAAGAGATACAGACAGAAGATTAGACATATTATGGGGTATGGCTTTTAATAATGCCACAAGACTAGCTGCATCAATTCCATTACATGAAGATGAAGGTGATATAAAAAGCAGAGTGCAGACCATAGAAAGTATAATGCCAAAAATGTTTAAGATAGCACAAGGGCTTGATTCTGTATTAAAAAAGCAAGATGCTGAAAAAAGAAAGGATGACACAAGTGACTTACCATTCTAAAAAAGAACACAAAGCAAGTATAAGAATGATTGTAAGTTTTTATAAATCATTATTAAGAAAAGGTATTATAAAAGAAGGTAGTAGTGCTTACAGTAGAATGATAGAATTAAAAACCAAGATTTAATGACAAAAGCACAAAAAACTAAACTTCATAAATTGGTTCGAGAGTACGTCATCCTTAGGGATAAGATGTGTTTGAGGTGTGGAAAAAACCAAAACCTTCATGCTTCACACATCTATCCTAGGGGTAAATATCCGAAGATGCAATTTAATACTGATAATGTTAAGGCTCTTTGTTTAGGCTGTCATCTTTATTGGTGGCATAAACACCCTATAGAGGCTAAAGAATGGGCTGAAAAAGCATTAGGAGTAGATAGATTAGATAAATTAAAAAAACAGGCAAATACGATAAATAAAACACCCTGGAGTTTTAAAGAAATACAAAGTGAATTAAAAGATAAAATAGGAGAGATAAATGGCTAAAAGATTCATTGACACAAAGATGTGGGATAAAGCTTGGTTCAGAAGGCTTACGCCACAAACTAAATTAATATGGATTTACTTACTAACTAAATGTGATCACGCTGGAATCTGGGATGCTGACTGGGAAGCTGCAGAATTTTTCATAGGTGAAAAAGTAAGCTATAGAAGATTGCCAAAAGCGATTACTGACAAGATGGAAGAAATAGAAAATGGAAAGCAGTATTTTATACCTTCATTTATTGAATTCCAATATGGAGAGTTAAAAGAAAAAGTTGCACCTCATAAAAGTGTTATTAAAAGACTAACAGATAAAAAACTTTTAAACACTATTAAAAGTGTTCCTATAACTCTTAAAGATAAAGATATAAAAGAAGATATAGATAAAAGAAAAAAAAAATTTATAGATAAATGTATGGAAATAAATAAAAAACATAATCTTGATAATAAATTAATTAATGAATTTGTATCTTACTGGACAGAAAAAAATCAGAGTGGTAGAAAGATGAAGTTTGAAATGCAACAAACGTTTGACATTAGTAGAAGAATGAAAAAATGGCTTTCTAATCATAAAGAATGGAATGTTGATAAATCACAAAAGACTAATTTTATTTCTAAATTCAGAAAAACAGATACTGGATTATATAGAGCGTGGTGCAGTAAATGCGGTAAAAGAGAATATCCTAATAATGAATGGCAATTAAAAAATGGTTCTTCTTGTTGTGCGGTCGAATATTTACCAGAGCCAGTAAATGTATAAGGATGATGAGCATATCATAGATTGGATACTAAAAAAAACCGACTTGAGGGCAAACAAGGAAAAGTTTAGGGAAAAAAAGAGGGCTTCTAAATTTGACAATAGAAAACATAAAATTGACAATATGATATTTTTTTGTTTATATTGTAACTGTTGCTGGTCTTATGTAACTAAATACATAGATGGAAGCGGTTGGAAATTATACCCTAAAGGTAATATTCCAACGATAGGTAAAAAAAGGAAAGATTGTCCAGATTGTAACAATAAGGAGTAAAAGGAGTAATAATGAGTAAAAAGTTTCAAGATACTGAAGAGGGTAAAAAGCAAGAAACACTATTTGATAATATGGATAACTTCGATTGGTGGAAAAAAGAATGGAAAGATATGCCAGAATTTATTATGAAAGATTTATCATCAGAGCATTCTGTTATAGTCCACTTTGAAAGTACAAAAGATAGGGATGAGTTTGCAGAATTAGTCGGTCAGAATATATATTCAACTACAAAATCAATATGGTATCCTAAGGTCAAAGTAGAAAGATTTATGAATAAAAGATACATTGATGAAAAAAAACTTAGTGAATGTTGTGGCTCTGAAATGTTGCCGTATGAGACACCAATATGCTCTAGCTGTAAAGACCATTGCGATACAGAGGAAGAATAATGAATCCTAGGTATCCAGTTTATATAATATCAAAAGGCAGATGGGAAAAAAGAAAGACAAGTAGAACATTAGAAAGAATGAATGTTCCCTATAAAATTGTAATAGAGCCACAAGAGTATGATAATTATGCGGCAGTAATTGATCCTAAAAAGATACTTGTAACTCCATTTAGTAATCTTGGCCAGGGTTCGATACCGTCAAGAAATTTTGTATGGGAGCATAGTATAAGTATTGGAGCAAAAAGACATTGGATATTAGATGATAATCTATTCAACTTTTATAGAGTCAATAACAATCTACCTGTTCCTGTTTCTTCTGGCACAATATTTAGATGCGCTGAAGATTTTGTAGACAGATATACTAATGTTGCAATATCAGGCTTTGAGTATTTTATGTTCATGCCTAGAAAAACAAAGAAAGCACCATACAGAATGAATACAAGGGTGTACAGTTGTATTCTAATTCAAAATGATATACCATACAGATGGCGTGGAAGGTATAATGAAGATACTGACTTGTCACTAAGAGCATTAAAAGATGGTTGGTGCACTATTCTGTTTCAAGCATTTCTATGTGATAAAACAACAACAATGACAGATACTGGAGGAAATACAGAGGACTTGTATTTTATTGATGATGGTAGATTAAAAATGGCAAAGTCATTAGAAGAGCAACACCCTGATGTTACGAAGGTTACAAGAAAATGGGGTAGATGGCAACATCATGTAGATTACAGACCATTCAGATTTAATAAACTTAATAAAATTAAAGGCTTAGACATTCCAGATAGAGTAAACAATTATGGAATGAAACTCATACAACTGGAGGACAAATGAATGTATTGGTAACAGGAGGTGCTGGATTTATAGGGCATCACTTAATTAAAAAACTATTAAACAAGAATTATAATGTAGTGTCTCTTGATAACTATAGCACTGGTAAAAAAGAAAATGAAGTAGATGGATGTGAATACATATATACAGATTTATATGAAACAGATATGAATGAATTTTATATGTATTCAGATTATAAGTTTAAAATGTGCTTTCATCTTGCTGCACTTGCTCGGATACAGCCGTCATTTATAAATCCTGCTATGTCTATTAAAAATAATTATTTATCAACTTTAAATGTAGCAGATTTTTGCCGTATTAATGCAGTACCAATAATATATGCTGGTAGTAGTTCTATACATCACGACTCACTTAGAAGTCCTTATGCATATTCTAAGGGAGCTGGAGAGCAATTGCTTGATTTATATACTAAGTTATTTGATTTAAACTGCTCAACAAGTAGGTTCTATAATGTATATGGTAAAAACCAGATAGAGTCTGGAGATTATGCAACTGTAATTGGAATATTTGAAAAGCAATACAGAGAGAAAAAGCCACTGACAATAGTAGGAGATGGAAATCAAAGGAGAGACTTTACATATGTAGGCGATATAGTCGATGCATTAATATCTTCAGCACATTACTTATTAGATAAAAAAAGAGATAATGTTACATTTGAATTAGGTACTGGAGATAATTGGTCAATAAATCAAGTAGCAACAATGTTCGGCAAAGATTATCCTGTAAAGTATTTAGATGTAAGATTAGGCGAATATCCAGAGACAAGAGCAGACTATAGTAAGGCTTTTGAACTATTAAACTGGAAAGCAAAAATAAAATTAAATAAATATATTGAGTCAGTTTTATGACGACAAAAGCTATAAGAGTTTAAAAAGAGTTAAAAAAGTGTTAGAAAACTCTTTACTTTTATGTTGAGGCGTGTTATGTTCTGTACGTGAATATTAATACAAACAAACAAACACGGAGAAATAACATGAAAGGTACTTTTAACAACGAGAGAGGTTTCGGAGTCGAAATAGAATTTGCAAGACCAAGAAACATAACTAAGCAAGATATTGTAACGGCTATCAATCTTTACTCTAGTACACCATCAGTGCATTGCGAAGTAGAAGGTTACAATCATATAACAAGACCACATTGGAAACTTACAAGTGATAGTTCAGTAGATGGCCATAGAGGATATGTAGGTGGTAATGAGTTAGTCAGTCCTATACTTTACGGGCAAGATGGTAAAGAGCAATTAAGAGCTGTACTTCAAGTTCTTAATGACTTAGAGTGCGAAGTAAATGTATCATGCGGAATACATACACACCACGATGTAACTGGCGTAATGGTTCAAGAAGAAGAAGTTGCAGCAAAGTTCTTAAATAATCTTATTAAGTTTGTCGCAAAATTCGAGCATTTTATTTACAGACTTGTATCAGCTTCAAGACTTAGAAGAAGTTGGTGCTTACCTGTTCGCAGAATCTTTGCAAATATGCATCGTACTGAATTTGCTAGTGTACAACAAACTAGAAATGATGCGACACTTAAAGCAATCGCAAAGCGTGTATTCAAAAACGTAAAAGATGGTGTAAAGTATAAGTACAGTCAAGTTGGTTCAGGTACTGGCTCAAGCTACGCACCAAACTTTCAGCCAACAAGATACTGCGGACTTAATCTTAGAAACATCTGGACACGCGGTTCTGTTGAATTTCGTTATATGCAAGGGTCATTGAACTTCGATAAAATCTGGAGCTGGATTGTATTTACTCAAGCAATCATCAACGTTGTAGAGTCTGCTAATTCAGTAGCTTTTAAAAACGTACCAACAACTGAAGCAGGTTTTTTCTACTTCAGAAAAGCACTTGGATTTATCGGTAGTAAAGACAGAGATGGAGATGTAAAATTTGCTAACAAAGAAATACAAAAGAGATTTAAAGCAATGACTACATATGAGCAAGAGTCAAGAAGAAGTAGTGCTCAAGATTATCATTTAACAAGGGCTGGTATTTAACCAGCCCATTAGGGAAAGGAGAGAAATTATGTGTGGACTAGCAGGAGTAGTTTTAAAAAAGAAAGATAGAACGGATAATGAACTATCTTTAATCACGAAAGGGTTTACAAGAATGTTGAAAAAAGCAGATATGCGAGGTGGCCACGCTACTGGATTTGCAGTGATAGATAGATTTGGTGGCTACATACTTATGAAAAGACCTCAAGATGCATATAAGTTTTGTTCTAGTAAAGACACTGAGTCTGCTCTAAGTATTACAAACAATGATGTGACTTGCATACTTGGTCACACTAGATACGCTACACTTGGCACACCAAAGATAAATAAAAACAATCATCCTATCCGTACTGGAAATACTATAGGTACTCATAACGGTTCTATTCATAATCATAAAGAACTATTTAAAAAGTACAATATGGAAAGACACGCTCAGGTTGATTCAGAGGCAATATTTAGACTGTACGAAACATCTGAAAGTGCAAAGGACTTTTCAGATAACAGGTTACCCGATGTCCGTGGTCGGGTAGCCATCGTATGGTCGGACTTAGAGTACCCTGAGTATGTATATATGGTCAAAGGTAATAATCCATTAGAGATGGCTTTTATTCCTGGATTGGACATTTACATATATGGTAGCACTACTGAGATACTGAAAGCGTCAAATTGGCTACATTACAAGCCAATCAAGATTGATGCGGATACTATGCTCAGAGTAAATACAAAGACACTTAAAATCAGAACTAAATCTATTACACATAAAAAGCCATTTAGTTTTAAAGGTCAATCTTACAATAAAAAGATTGGTGCATATGTAGATACAGTTCCTCAATTCGTTCCAAGATATTCTTGGAAAGAGCAACAAGAGTTATTTAAAAAAGTAAAAGCCAGTGATGGTTCAACTATAAGGAGAGTAAAATAATGAAATTGTTTGTATATGGTACATTAAAAGCTGGTGGAGGTAATCATGGGTTTCTTACAGAAAGAAACAGTAAGTTTGTTTGTCATCATGAGATGCATGGATTTGAACTTATTGATTTAGGCTATGGATTTCCATATATGATGATTGGCAACGGTAGTGTACTTGGCGAGGTGTATGAAATAGACCGAGAGACCCTTGTTAATATAGATTCATTAGAAGGACATCCATTTCATTACAAAAGATACTTAACTAATTTTAATGGACAAGTTGCAGAAATGTATTACTATCTTTCAAGATTTGACATTTTGCCAACAAAAGCTAAAATTCTAAAAGACGGATATTGGCCAATAGACAATCAAAAAATAGATGTAATTATTGACGGCAGAGAATATCGTGACAAAGCACATAAGATAGTATTCAATATGAGATTCTTTGATGGCGATAGAACACCTACAAATCGCAGTTATATGAAATTAGTGAGTAAACGTAGTCATATGAAATTAAATACCGAAAATGAAGAGATTTTTGTAAGGCAATGTATTACTCGTGGAATATACGAAGGACTTAATCCTTTTATCTATGATGAAAAGTTAGTAAATTCAAACGAATTAAAAATAACGGAGTAATCATGAATATATTTGTACTAAGTAATCATCCGACTACAGCTGCAAGAATGCAACACGACAAGCACGTTGTAAAGATGGTACTAGAATCAACTCAGATGCTTTGTAGTGCTTTTGAGCCAAAACATAAGCCACCATACAAGCGTGCATACTTTAATCACCCCTGTACTATATGGACAAGAACAAGTAAAGAAAACTATGAATGGTTATTATTACACGCCCTGTCTTTATGTACAGAATACACATATAGGTATGGAAAGACTCACGCATCAGAAAAAGTTATAGAATGGTGCTGGAATAATTACGAATCATTAATTGACTTTCCAGAAGCAGGTATGACCAAACACGCTACTGCTATGCCAAATCAATACAAGACTGATGACGCAGTAGAATCTTATATAGGTTACTACATAGGAGAAAAGCTAAACAACGCTAAATGGACAAGAAGAAAGCAACCCGATATATTTAAATGTTAGTTATTTTATAAAATACCTTTTCAATAATAAATTCTAAAGTATAAATCTACAGGAGTTTATTATGCCTTATCACCAAGGCCCAAAAAAGAAAAACAAAAAAGCCAAAGGAACCAAGAAGAAAAAGAAGATGAGATTTGGCAAAAGAAAATAGAGGAATTACACTTACTACTGAGTTGGTAGGTATAAAGAACCTTAAGACAACAGGCAACTACAGGCTTGAATTTGACGTTTATGAGATAGATACAGCAAAGGTTAAAGAGTTGATAGATAAACTTAACAAAGCCTTTGTTATGGCTTTAGTAGAATATGACTGATAAACAAACGCAGAACAAACGACAAGACCATAAAACAAATGGTCAATTTGCTAAAGGAAACAAGTTAGGCAATAGATGGAAGAAAGGCGAATCGGGAAACCCTAATGGCAGAAAGAATGCATATACTGATTTAATCAAAGAGTTTAGTTTCACAAAGACTGGCGAAAAAGAAAGAAGGGAAATTGTAGTGTCTAAATTATTTCAATTAGCAGAGAGAGGAGACCTTAGAGCAATACAATTTATTATAGAAAGGCTTGAGGGTAAGGCTCTTGAAAGGCAAGAAAGAACAACTAAATCAGAACCAATACAAGTAATGGTAATAGATGATGGCTAAGAGAAAATCAATATCAACAAGAATAGGAGCATTATCAAGAAAGCATAGGATTGCAAAATCTACATTAATGAAGGTATACAGGCGAGGGGTAGGAGCTGCAGTTAGTAGTGGAACACGCAAAGGTATGACACCAAGCAGTTGGGGGATAGCAAGAGTAAATTCATTTATTAAGATAGTAAAAGGTCAGAAGAGAATTAAACACGACCCGATACTTGCAAGACAAGCCAGAAAGAGGAGAAGAAAGAAGTGAAAGTAAAAGGTGTAAGTGTCACTGGCTTAAATAAAAGACAAGTATCTGCGATGAGAAGGCATGCTAGGCATCATACTAGAAAACATCTCAGAGCAATGGTAACAGCAATGAGAAAGGGAAGTACATTTACACAATCTCACAAAGTAGCAATGAAAAAAGTTGGTGTGTAATGGCTAGAAAGAAAAAGAAAAAAAAGATGAATAGAAGAGTTGTAAAGGATAAAAAGTTTAAAGGAATACCAAGGGCATATTTATCTGGTACTAAAGGAGCAAAAAGAAGCCAGAGAGGTAGAGACATAATGAGAATGCGCAGATTGTATAAGCAAGGTAAAAAGATTCCTAAAACATTATATAATAGATTATTTGGATGATGCTCCAGTGGACAGTTAATAAGACTAGGCGTGACATACTAAATCACCCTGCTAGATTTAAAGTAATAGTTGCTGGACGTAGATGGGGAAAGACAGTCCTTAGTTTAATGTATTTATTAAAAGATGCTTTTGAATCTGGAGAGCGCAGATGGTTTATAACACCCACATACCGCCAGGGGAAAATGATTGTCTTTCCAGTACTGAGACAAATGTTTGCTGGGTTTGATAACGCTAAATTAAATGAATCAGAGATGAGTGTAGTATTTGATAATGGTGCAGAGTTAGCAGTAAAGGGAGCAGATAACGAACATAACCTTAGGGGCGTTGAACTAACTAAAGCAGTAATGGATGAAATGGCATATATAAAGCCACATGTATGGGAAGAGATTGTAATGCCTATGCTAGCAACTACCGAAGGGGAATGTTTATTTATTGGAACACCTAGCGGTTATGATATTATGTACGAATTATATTCAAGAGGGCAGTCTGATAACACGTGGAAGTCTTGGCAGTTTACTACATTACAAGGTGGCTTTGTAAGTAAAGAAGAAATAGAACTTGCTAAAAGAACTATGGATGAAGTTGTATTTAAGCAAGAGTTTGAAGGATCATTTGAGACAACAGGTAACAGAGCTGCATGGAACTTTGATAGAAATACGCATTGTATAAAAGCAAAAGAACTATCTAGTAAGTTATGGTGGGGTTGCGATTTTAATGTTGATTTCAATACGGCTGTATTATGCACTGAATATACTGATGGTACTCTACACTTTTATAATGAGATTAGATTAAAAAATAGTAATACTGAAGAGTTAGCTATTGCTATGAAAAAGATTGCACCTAATACAGAGGTATATCCTGACCCAGCTGGTAAAGCTAGAAGTACAACATCAAGACGCAGTGATCATCAAATACTAAGAGACCACGGATTTTTGATAAGAGCAAAAAAATCTCATCCAAGTCATGTTGATAGGCTCAATGCTTTAAATAGAAAACTAAAAGATGCAGAGGGTAAAATAGGTATGACTGTTGATCCTAAATGCATTCACTTAATAAAAGACTTAGAACAGTGTCAGAGGGATAAAAGGGGTGGATTAGCAAAAGATAACATGGAACTAACTCACGCCCTGGATGCTTGCAGTTATGGAATTGCATATAAATTTCCAATAAGGCGTATGGTAGGTTCATCAATGAAATGGTAAGAGGATTATATGTATAATTTTGGTAAATCAGTAAACAAGGTAGTCATCCCCGAACTATCTGAAATGGCAGTACTACAGAGTGTAAAAGATGCTGGCTACAATCATAAAGCACAAGAACATTATAATTTAATGGAGTCTCTTGATTTTTATTACAATAATAATTTAGACAAGCATTTAGAGGTTTGGTTTGCAAGTGAGTCTTTAAGTCAGGTACCACCTTTCATTAGTTCTTGTGTTCCTAGATTTGCAAAAGCAAGAATGATGTTATACAAAGAGCCCCCAAAGAGAATGCTTGCAGGAGAGGTGAGCGATGCTTACAATGAACTTACATATAAACTAAACTCTAAAACACGTGAATACGCTGAATTATCGTGGTTATTAGGTTGTTGCTATATGAAAACAAAGTACAATGAAAAGAAACAAAGACTTGAATATGAGATATTGCCAAAGGTGCAAGAGTTTTATGCATACGGAGATACAGAGCCATTTGGATATAGCTACGAAATAGAAAGTATGGATGATACCAATAGAAGGTTTGTATTCTGGTCAGAGCAAAGAGACAATATGGAAGGTATGCATTTTGAATATGATGAGAAAGGAAGAAGGTATGCCGTAGGTACTAATCAAGATATGGTAAACCCCTATGACATATTACCTATTAGCAAGGTTGAGTTTTCTAAAAATAGTTATGACGTCACAAGGACTGCCTTACATATAGCAATAGCTATGACTGAAATAGCTTTATCTGTTAGATTTAGATTAGGTCAGCCCGTGTTTACAGGCATAGAAGATGGCCAAAGTAAATTATCTGCTGGTATTGATAATGCTTATATGCTACCAGAAGGAGCGTCATTTAACTATGTAGCACCTGGAGGTAGTCTTGTAGAAATGATAGAGGCTACTAAATCAATGGCCAATCAAGTAGCAGAAAACAACCAGCTTAGAATTAGATGGGGTGATGCAACTGGTAATGCTCCAAGTGGCGAAGCATTAAAAATATTAGAGATTGAAAACTTAGAAGCAAGAGAAAGTGACATATCTGTATTTAGAGAATGGGAGCATCAAAGGTATGAAATAGATAAAAGAATTTTAGAAGTTCATAATGTTCTAAATCTACCTGAAGAATACTCAGTTGACTTTGCTGAAGTAAATTATCCGATGTCACCAAAAGAAGAGCGTGAGATGTTATCTTGGAAACTTGATAATAATATTATGAGCCAGAAAGATTTATTGTTGTATTATAACCCAGATATGAGTGATGAAGAGTTAGAAAGCAAGTTGTCTGGTATTATGGAACAGAATCAACAAGTGGCTAATTCGCAACAACCTCAATCTACATTTCAAAGAATACTAAATGGCGCAGGTACAACCAGCGGTTGATGCTTTTATAAGCGAAATACAAAGAGCAGATAACAAGTTTAAAAAAGACCTAAACAAGGTCGTATCTAGTTTTAGCAAGATGAGTGACACTGAGTTGATTAACTCTATGAGTCAATTAAACTTACTTAATGAGATAGGGGAAAGTGGTTACGCTCAAGCATTAAATAGATTAGAAGGTGAATATGCCAAACTACTTGAAGGTGCTATAAAAGAAGCAGAGAGGAGGGGTGTCACTGCTCTATCTGGTCCAGGGTTACAAGGCTTAGAAGTATTAAAAGACTTAAATACAGAGATGTTATTAAATCAAGCTGGTATGTATGCTGATACTTTAAAAACTCAATTATTTCAAAATTTATATGCTGGATTACCACCTAATGAAATTGTGTCAAGTCTTGCTGGAACAGAATTAGCAACATATCAATTAAATGTAGCTACATATACAGGCATTAAGACTTTCGATGATATGGCAAGATATAAAGTATTTGAAGGTACGGGTGCCAGATGGACATACTTTGGCCCACTAGATGATAGGACTAGAGATACTTGTAGGAATACAATAAACAACGAACCGAAAGAAGGTTATACAGCAGAAGAGGTTTTAAAATTAGATACGCCATTTGGAGTAAGAGGTGGGTTTAATTGCCGTCATTCTTGGGAGGTAAAATGAAAACAAAAGATGTAATGCCTTTTAAGAAAAAGATGTGGCTGATACTTGGCGGTAAGCTTGTCACAAGAATATTACAAGACACCGATAAGGGTATAAGTCAGGATGGAGCTGGTACAAAGTTTCCTAAATATAGTGATGATTACGAAGCAAAGAAGAAAGCTGGAAAAGCTGGACCTAAGGGTGTTTCTAATAATAGACAGACTTCACCACCTAATCTTAGATTGACAGGTGTTATGCTTAATTCTTTAAAGGCTCAGAAGCCTACAAGTTCTAGTGTTGAATTAAATTATAGGGATGGTCTAAAGTTTGAAGGTAATGCTAAAAGAAAAAGAAATGTGTATGGCTTAAATGATAAGAACTTTGAATTTGTTAAAGAGTTTTTTAGGGATGAGTTAGATGATAGGATAATAAAATTTAGCAGAAAAGATATTGTAATTGATTTAAAAGTATAAATATCATTATGACTATTTTTAAAAACATACACTCTAAATTAAATTTTAATAACAAAAGAGGAAGGCAGAATGTCTGAAACTACAACAGAAACGGCACAAGATACTGTGCAAGAGGTGGCTCCTCAAAGCCAGAATGAAGAACCAACAAACCCTGAAGTTGGTAATTTAATTGCTGAAAGCAAAAAGTACAGAAGCAGGGCGCAAGAAGCAGAATCTCAACTTGCTGAGTTAAGAGCCTCTCTGGAAAAGAAAAAAGAAGAGGAACTTGCAGAGCAAAATAAGTGGGAAGAATTAGCAAACAAAAGACAATCAGAATTAGATTCAATGAAATCTGACTATGAAAGACTTAAGGGTGCTGAACTAGCCTATAAAGAGGAACTGCTTAATTCATTAGGTGAGGAAGAAAGAGAAACATTTAAAGATTTATCTGTTTCTCAGTTAAGAGCCTTATCTGAAAAACTTAAAATTGAAACGCAAGAAGTGCCTTCGACAAGCTCTACACCTGCTAGGACCGCAAACACATCTAGTAAAAGTTGGGTTGATATGTCTAATGAAGAGCGTAGGGCAAACTGGGGTGCTATATTGCAAAGCTATGTTAAAAGGTAAATAAAATGGCAAAAATGTATCAAGGTAGTGCTGCCACCGTTTCTACTGATAGTCACTTTATCCCAGAGATTTGGGGTGAAGGCATCTATAAATACTTTGAACGTAAAAGTGTTTTTCGTGGATTAGTAGATGACTATTCAGCTGTCTTTTCTGGAGCTGGATTTGGTGATGTATTACATATTCCAGAAATTAGTTTAATTAGTGCAAGTGATAAATCTGCAGGCTCTGATGTATCTTATGATGCAACATCCACTACAGAAACTCAATTGACAGTTAATAAGCATAAATATGTCGCAAAGCTTTTTGAAGATGTTCTTGAAATACAAAGCAATGCAGATATGGTTGAACGCTATTCAAGAATGATGGGTGAAGCTCTAAGTCGTCAGGTTGATTCTGATATTTGGACAGAGTTACAATCATTAGAAGATTCTTTGAATTTATCTGCTGATGACACACTTACAGCGGCAAAGTTTGAAGAAGCTTTGGCAACTCTAGGTGAAGCAGATGTTCCTTATATGGATGGCGATGTTTCTATGGTTGTTAATCCAACTTTGTTTGCAGACATCTTAAATCCTGCAGCAGGTATTGCACAATATTTCATTAGAAATGATGCAGTTGGCGAAGGCAATAGAGGTCTAAGGTCTGGATTAGTTGGTTCACTTTATGGTATGGATGTTTATATGTCTAATACAATAAGTACTGGCGGCAATCAAAATACAATCAGTGGCGCAATATTTCACAAGTCAGCTGTAGCTTTTGCTTCACAGCAAGATGTTAGAGTGCAAAGTGAATATTCTATTGACGCACTAGGTACTAAAGTTGTTGCAGACTTACTGTATGGTGTCAAAAGAATAGATGACACAGACAATAAGAAAGGTCTAAAAATCCGTAACGTAGATTAATCTACATTAATTAGGTGGGGGTGGTTAATTCCACCCTCATTTAAAAGGTTTATTATGCAATATTGGTTACAAAAAAAGACAAACAGAATGGAAAGGCTTGAAGATGAAGTGTTTGAAAAACACCCTGAAAAGCTTGAATTATTAGAAAGACAGGGGTTTATAAGGGTTACAAGCGAAAGCAACCACGAGCCATATAAAAAACGCTCTAAAAAGGCATCCATTAAGAAAACAGTAAAGAAAGTTGCTAAGAAGGTAACTAAAAAGAAAAAATAAATATACAAAGCACGATTCCGTTCACGCTTTGTCATTAGCTTAGGAAGGAAGGGAAAATGGCAGACTTACACACTTATTCTGTACAAGAATCACTAAATACAACTGTTGGAGGTACATGGACAGTAGCCTCGGCAGGAACCGCTGGAAGTTCAGCAGACGTAAATAATACAACTCACAAATTATTAGCAAGTAGTTCTGGAACAATTGGAGTTCATTCGGCAGTAGAGATTTATTTCAACTTTACTACATCAGAAACAAATGTAAATGCTAGTAATGATTTAATACTACCAAAAAATACACTAACATTTTTGACAGTGCCGAGAGGTTTTGGCAACACAATATATTTCAATTATAATTCTACAAGTACCACAACTGGTGCTGTAAGAATAGTGGAGGTATAATGCAAAGTTCAATGTTAAAAGCTATTGTTGAAGATTTTGGCAATGGTGGTACAATAGATGGCGATTTAGTAGTATCTGGTGATTTAACTGTATCAGGCGGTGGCTCATTAAGTTTTGATGAGATTATAGAAGGTACACAGCAAATAAAAGTAACCAGTACAACTGCATTGCTAGTTGAGAAAGCTGATGGAACAGATGTATTCACAGTAGATACAACTAACTCAGCAGTAGAGGTTGGTGGTCATTTAACCTTACCAGATGCAAGTGGTTCTGGTGGGGTTTTAAAACTTGGTGCAAGTGAAGATATACAAATATACCATGATGGTAGCAATTCATATCTTGATCATTTAAACACTGGTAACTTAAACATAAGAAGTTTAAGGCATGGTGGTGATATAAAATTTCATACTGAAGCAAGTGATGGCACTCAACATTCAATATTAACTCTTTCTAATGATAGTTCTGCTACTTTTTCTGGAGACGTAACTGTATCTAAATCATCCGATGGTGGCGATTCATCACTTACTATTAATAACTCAGCATCTCACGGCTCTACTGATGAAACTGCATCTTTAAAATTTCAACAAGCTGGATATACTGGTGGTAAAATAGTTTCAAATAGAGCTTTTAATTATTCTTCTGCTGGTAATAGAGATAGCACATTACAGTTTTATACTTCTCAAGATGCTACAGACACTTTAGCTATGACCATAGATGCCAATCAAAACGTTGGTATAGGAGATGCAAGCCCCGATTATAAATTAGATGTCGAAACTACAGCTAATTCAGATGTAACAGTAGCAAATTTTCAAAGTGCAATAGATGCTAATGGAGAACATTCTATAATACGAGTTGGTCATGGTAGTAAAGCCGCTTATATGGGGTTATTATTAAACTCATCAGATACTGCATACTTTGGTATTGATGACAACCCAGATGATGGCAATGGAATATATGTAAATGAGTCAGCTAGTGTTGGTATCGGAACGAAAAACCCCAATGTAAAAAATCACATTTTTGGTGGTAGTGCAAGTCAAGAAAACATATTATTAAAAGTTCAATCAAATGCTGTAACCAATGATGGAAGTCTTAGTACATCAATATTACTTGCAAATTCTACTGGCTTAGACTCTACTCACGGAGCAAAGATACAAGCAATTAGGACTGGCTCTGGAACAGATGATTTAGTATTTCATACATTTAACTCAAGTCTAATAGAAGCAATGCGTATAGACTCAAGCCAAAATGTTGGTATAGGTTCATCGCCTATAGTTAGGTTAGGTCAAAAACTTTCAACGGCTACAAGTGCTAATTATGGTGGTGCTTCTTTAAATACATACTCCACTGACAATGGTCATTCTTCAGTATTGGATTTTAATAAAAGTGGTAACGCTACTATTGGTTCACATACAGCAGTAGCTGATGATGAAGATTTAGGATATATAATATTTAGAGGCTCAGATGGAGTAGAATTTCTTGATGCTTGTTATATAAGAGCAAATGTAGATGGTGCGGTTACTGGTGGTGGTACAAATGATATGCCGGGTCGTCTAACTTTTTGGACAACAGCAGATGGTAGCTCATCTCCAACTGAAAGAATGAGAATTGATTCATCAGGCAAGGTCGGGATAGCTGGAAATATATCTTTAAATAAATCATCAGCCAATCAATACATATTAAAAAATACTGGTGGTAGTTTAAGATTAAAACACGAAGGCACAAGTGCTGGCGATGACATAATACTTGAGTTAAGTGATGGTGGTAAACAACACATATTTGACCACGATGGTTCGTCTACCTTTGCTGGTGCAATTACTTCTGGTGGTAATGTAAACATTCCCGCTGGAAATCTTTTGTATTTAGATGGTGGCACAGATACATATATATATCAAGAAACAGATAATAAAATTTCTTTCGCTACTAATTCTGGTGTTAGATTGTCTATTGACAACAGTTCTGCTACTTTTTCTGGTATTTTAAATGTATCTGGAGCTGGTTTAAAGATTACTGGTGCAAACACAGCTCATTTAGCATCTTCATTAGTTTTTGGTCAAGACACATCAGCTTTATCTCAAATTCGTGCTTATGGTGCTGATGATTCAACTGCTGGTACTCTTGAATTTAGAATGACCAGTAGTGCTGGGGCAGTTAATCAAGGTGTAATGAAACTTGATGTCAACTCCCGAATCTCGCTTACAAATAATGATGCTGGTGGTAGCGGTGGTTCAGATGGTTTAAGCGCAAATACAATCTTTGGATATTTGGCAGGTCAGGACATCGCTTCAGGTGGTGTGGATAACACCTATTTCGGACACAAAGCAGGCTCAAATAACGCTACTGGCGATGACAACACCTTTGTCGGTTCAAATGCGGGTAAAGGTTCACATGGAAATAGCCATAGTAGCAATGTTGGCGTAGGCTCAGATGCTTTATTAGCTGTTAGTACAGGTAGTTATAACGCAGTAATGGGTAATGCTGCAGCAAAAGCTATGACTGACGGACATAATAACATAGCTATTGGAAATCAAGCTTTAATGACATCTACAAGTGCTGGTATATGTGTTGTAATTGGTGATGATGCCATGAAAAATGGTAATGCGACACAAGATGGTACGATTGCTATCGGTGGTTCTGCTCTTTACGCATTGACAACTGGAGCTGGAAATACGGCAGTTGGTCATCAAGCCTTAGATGCTACTGCCACTGGGCAGTACAATACTGCTGTTGGATTTGAAGCATTGACTTCTTTACCAGACGGAGGAGACCAAAATACTGCCATAGGATGGAAGGCTCTTCATAGTGCTACAAGTTCCGCTTGTGATAATTTAACCGCACTGGGTTATAAAGCTGGGTTTCAAATAAGCACTGGTTTTAACAATACTTTCATAGGTGCAAATGTTGATGCAAATACTGGAAATTTTGATAATGTAACTGCTATTGGTAATAATTTTGAAGCTGATGCAAGTGATGGTGTATTTCTTGGGAATACAAGTGTTTCAGTAATTAAAGCACAAGTTACAAGCATAACTGCATATTCTTCTGATGAGAGAACTAAAAAAGACATAAAAGATTACGACCTAAAAGGTGTTGATTTTATAAAAGATTTACAGTTAAAAACTTATGTTTATAAAAATCCAGCAGACTATCCAGATGAAATAAGAAGTGATAAATGGGATAAAAAAGATGAAGATGGTAATTTATTATATGAAAAACCAAAAGACTCAAGTGCAACACAAGTTGGATTAATTGCACAAGAGGTCGAAGAAGCACTTGCAAAACATAATGTTGGAAATACAGAAACGTATGCACCTACCCAAGACAGTGGTATTAAGACTTTAACTTATGGAAATCTTATTTTTCCTTTAATTAAAGCTGTGCAGGAATTATCTGCAAGAGTAGAAGAATTAGAAAAGAAATAATTAACTAACATAAGGAAAAACAATGGCTAAAAAAGAAAATCAAATGCCTAAACTTGTTCTTAATGGTGTTGAGTATGATGTCAATAAGGACTTAAATGATGAGCAAAAGCAGATGTATCTACATCTTGAAAACATAGAATCAAAGATAAATAGCAATAACTTTATTCAACAGCAACTAGCAGTAAATAAAGATGCTTTTATTAGATTGTTAGAAGAGTCTCTTGCTAAATCAAATGACCCTTCTCCACATGATCCAGGAGATGAAAACGACTAATGATTATTAGATGTGCCTATGACCATGATGTGGTAATTCATTTTAATAATAAAAAAGGAATGACTAAAAAAGTAAAGTTGGCTGATGGAACTTTTACTACATTAACATATCCAAGTAGTAAGAACTACTTTCTTAGAAATGGTGAGGACATTATTAAAAAAAGTGACTCATTTAAAACCATAGAAGAAGCGTATGTGAAAGAGTGTGAAAATTTAAAAGACTCTGATGGTCATGGGCGTATTGATATTGTCAAACATAAAATAGTAGAACATAAGGTTGTTGAAAGATGAATAATACAAGTACATCATATGATATTCCAGTTAAGTATATTTTTGTTAAATGAAAAAAACATTAAATGATGAGTTGCAAATTCACATATCAGTTAAATGGATGGTTCAAATACTAATTATGGTTTTTACACTTACAGGAGCATGGTTTACAATAAATTCAAATATTAGTGACAATACAAAAGAAATAGAAAGCATTAAAGAAGCTTTAATTGAATTTGAAGAAAGCCTTGATGAAAGAATGAACCCATTAGAAGCAGAAAGAGAGCAAAGATTAGCAGAGATGAATAAAAGCTTGTTAGATAAAGTACTGAGAAAAAGCGATTGATGGATTTTATAGCACTATATGGCGAAGCGGGAATGATAGGTGTAGTTGGTGCTATGTTTGTTTATTTAGTAATCAGTATGTCAAATAAATCAGCAAGGCAACAAGAAGAGTTAGAGGCTTTAAAAGTAGAAAATAGAGGCCAATCGGAAACTCTTGAAAACATGGAAGGGATGATTATTAAATTAATTGCTAGATGGAATCAATCAGATGATAAGTTAGATAGGAAATTTGATGCCCTTACAAAAGAGGTGAATGATTTAGATAACCAGGTATCACGAATAGATGGAAGTCTATCGAGAATAAATGGAAAGCATTAATGGCAAAAGACCCTAGATTAAAAAGATTTGGTTTGCGTGGATACAATAAACCAAAAAGAACTCCAGGACATAAGTCTAAGAGCCATATTGTATTGGCTAAATCTGGAAGCAAGATAAAGCTGATTCGATTTGGTCAGCAAGGAGTTAGGGGTGCTGGAAAGAATCCTAAAACAAAAGCTGGAAAGGCTCGCAGAAAATCATTCTTGGCTAGACATAGAAAAAATATTAACAGGGGTAGAATGTCTGCAGCTTATTGGGCAGCAAAGGTGAAGTGGTAATGGATT